GGTGATTTGGTATTGGTATTGTATGGAACTGCAAATGGTAATACATCATGGGTGCAACAAACTCCGTTGCCAATTACAGTTGGAACATCGTCAATTGTATTTGTACAGTTTGCAGCCGTACAAACTTATACGGCTGGAACAGGTTTAACATTATTGACAAATCAATTTTCCATTACTAATGTTGGTACTGCTGGAACATATGGGTCGGCATCTAATGTTCCAGTGTTAACAACAAATGCACAAGGTCAAGTTACGGCAGTAACAAACACCGCAATTGCAATAGCAGGAAGCGCAGTATCCGGAAACATTACAGGCAACGCAGCAAACGTAACTGGAACAGTAGCAATTGCAAATGGCGGAACGGGAGCAACAGCAGGAACATCTGCAATTGCAAACCTAAATGGGTTTACAACAACGGCAACCGCAGCAGGTACAACAACGCTAACCGTTGCAAGTACATACAATCAATTTTTTACTGGCACAACAACGCAAACAATTGTGCTGCCTGTAACTACAACGCTTGTTCAAGGTTGGGAAGTTTTAATCCACAATAACAGTACAGGAAATTTAACTGTTAATAGTTCTGGTGGAAACTTAGTCATTACAATTACTCCAAACTCAAGCGCATCTATTATTTGCATACTTGCAAGCGGAACAACGGCAGCATCATGGGATGCTGGATTAACAAATTTAAATGCGGCAAGCGCAACGCAAAACGGTTATTTAAGTAGCACCGATTGGACAACATTTAACAATAAGGGTAATGGAACTGTTACAAGCGTAACAGGAACGTCGCCGGTTGCATCGTCTGGTGGAGCAACGCCAGCAATTTCATTAAGCGCAGCATATGGCGACACATTAAACCCATATGGCAGTAAAACAGCAGCACAAGTATTAGCGGCTCCTGCCGCTGCTGCGGGTGTGCCAAGTTTCAGAGCGTTGGTTGCAGGTGATCTTCCAACTGTTACTGTAGCAAAAGGCGGCACAGGTTTAACAACCATTGCAGCAGGATCAATTCCTGTTTCAAATACAGCCGATACATATACAACAGTAACTCCGGCAGCAGGACAATCAATTCGACGCAACGCAGGTAATACTGCATGGGAAGCATACACGCCAGCAGCAACACCATTGGGTGTTACCGTTGGCGGCACAGGTTTAACATCAATTGCAGCGCGATCAATTTTTGTTGTAAACACTGCAAACACCGGAACCACAGTCACACCAGCAGCAGGACAATCAATCCGTATTAATGCGGGTAACACTGCGTGGGAAGCGTACACTCCGGGAACAGGAACCGTTACCTCGGTTGCTGCTGGTAATGGTATGTCATTTACCTCCATTACTGGTTCTGGCAGTGTTGTTATGGGTACACCTAGTACCATTAACGATGTAAGTACGAATTCCGTTTCGGCGGGAACCCACAGTCATGCAATAGCCGTTGCAACTACATTACAAGGGGGCATTGTTTCTGTTGGCAACCAATCATGGTCAGGTACAAAAACATTATCGGGTGTTTTATGCACTGCATTTAACTATGCATCAACAACTTCAACTTATGTAACTGGTTCTGAAATTAACCATGATATTTCTGCCGCAACTCGACATAGAATTTCCGCAACGGCGGTTCGACCCGGAAGCGATAACGCGCAGACATCCGGAGCAAGCGGAACAAGATGGTCGGCAGTATGGGCGGCAACAGGAACAATTCAAACATCAGACGTTACAACCAAGCGCGACATTGCTCCTTTAGATGACGCGGAAAAATTGGTTGCACAGGGCATAAAATCGTTAATTAAAAAATATAGATTTATAGATGCCTATGAAAAAAAAGGCGAAGAAGCAAGAATCCACATTGGAGTAATTGCTCAAGATGTTGAGGCATTATTTGCAAGTCATGGATTGGATGCCAAACGATATGCTTTATGGTGTTCTGATACTTGGTGGGAGCGCGAGGAGGAAATTTTTATGGGTGACGCAAACGGATACAAAACGGACACAATACATTATGACCATGAGGTAGAAGGTGGGATTAAAAAAACAAGATTGGCAATACGTTACGATCAATTACTTGCATTTATGATTGCGGCTTTATAAATGGATATGCAACAAGTGTTTAACATATTTATTACCATTCTTGTAGGAGTAATGGGTTGGTTTGCTCGCACAATATGGGATGGTATAAAAGAATTGCGAGATGATTTACATCATGTCGAAGTGCAGTTGCCTACAAACTATGTTAAACAGGTTGACATAAATGTGAGGTTTGATAAATTAGAAACCATGATGGAAAAAATATTTGACAAGTTAGACCAAAAGCAGGACAAACAAACTTAGGAGGGTACACAAATGAAAAATTATATTTTGGAACGAGCAAAAGAACCGTCAACATGGCGTGGCGTTTTGTTGTTTCTTACTGCAATAGGTGTGCCAATTGCTCCGCAATTAGCAGATAATATTGTTACCGTTGGTCTTGGTCTTGCCGGTATTGTTGGCATGGTAACGAAAGGGTAAACAATGAAGGAAAATTTTGAAATTGCATTAAAGCATTTATTAAAATCGGAAGGCGGGTTTACAAACGATAGACGCGATCCGGGCAATTCGTTGCCCGATGGTCGCGCAGGTTGCACAATGCTTGGTGTAACTCAAGCATCATGGGAAGCATTTATTGGAAAACGGACAACGCAAGAAAAAATGCAGCAATTAACACCAGAGGATGTTGCGCCAATTTATCGAAAAAAATATTGGGATGTAATTCGTGGCGATGACCTACCATCCGGTTTAGATTATTTAATGTTTGATTTTGCAGTTAACGCAGGGTGTGGCAGAGCAATTAAAGTTATGCAATCTGCGTTAGGTGTTGCCGTTGATGGTGTTATTGGTCGTATAACCATGCAAGCAATAAATGAATCTGATCCAGAATCTTTAATTGATGTGTTTAGTGATTCAAAGGAAGAATATTATCGCAGCCTAAAAACATTTGAAACATTTGGCAAAGGTTGGACAAAGCGAATTGCCGAAGTAAAAACCCATGCCATTACAATGCTTGCTTAAATTGATAAGGCAAGTATCATCAATTTTAAACAAGCAGCAGCAACAACGGCATAGTAAATAAGAATCCAATCTTCCTTTTGCATTAGGTATCTACCGCATCACGGTTTTGTTTAAATAAATAATCGTTGCGATATTCGCTTGGCGGCACCCATCCGTGTTTGCGCCATATTGCTTGCACATTTGCACCGGAAGTCCATTTGAAATTATCAAGCGGATTCATTTTTTGTTCGCCCTGATACGCATCAGGCACAATTAAATTTTCGCTACCTACGATTTTAAATTTCATAAATTTTCCTGTAAAAGTTTGTTAGTAATGTCTAATAATTCTTCCTCGGTTATGTTGTAACGAACTGCAAACAACTTCCTACCTAAACCATGAACGCCAGTATTTCCTCGATGATGTTCTGGACATAAACCTATTACTGGAGATCGGTCACGTTTCATGCCAAATCTTCTTATATGATGTATTTCGCAAGGTGTACCGCGATAACCTAAATGCAGACAAAGAACACAGCCGAGTTTAGTTAATGCTTCATAGTGTTTGGATATAAGTTTTGAGGGCATAAATATCCTGAGTAACAAAACATAAATCTAATATGCAATGCAATGAACCATCGTTGTTGGTTCGTTTTTTTGCGTTTTCAAAAAAAAGTTTTTCTGTGATCCATCCAATTATTTCTGCAACAATTATTGTTGCTTGTTCATTCTCAATTAAAACTGTTTCCTCACGAAATTTTGTTGCGACATAATAACTTGGCACTTTTTTTGTTTCGGTATATCGTGCGTGGATTGCATTGCTTTTCCAATGAGTACATTTAACGTCGATTGTTTCCCCATTAGGTAGGATTATATCCAGTGGAAAGGTATGTCTATAATCTGCGTTAAGATCAAAAAATAATTGCAGAGTTTTACAAACGGCATATTCGGTGTACGCCCCCCATTTAACTATTTCCTGTGGATCATGTCTTGATTGATTTGCGTCTTGTGCGTTTCTTGAAGTGTTTGAAAATCGCAATTTATAATGCAAATCAAGTTGCTGTTTTTCACTGTCAGTAAAGTAATATTTTGTCATTGTGTCAGTCTGTCTTGTGTTCTATTGGTTGCCTCAAGACTGCGCCAAACTTCAATTTTTGCCTCCGCTGCAATCATCCACCATCGCTGATGCTCCGCAATTTCAACCGCCTGTTTTAACGCTTTCAAATGGGTTTGATATTGAGGGTGAGCGTATGCGTAGG